GTGTCTAATAGTGCTATCCATACTTACTCTACAATCAAACATGTAGTATCCGCATTTAACTATTTCTATGAAGTAGGAAACACTTACAATGGTGCGGGTAACCAGACGGCTCCAGTAATACAGTTTGCATCTGCAGGCAATTACAGCATAGGTGATCATTTCGAAAGAAACGACACAGATGATCTTGTCCAACCTCGAATACAAAGTAATAACTTATCAAGTTACGGTATAATTGCTGATCACAGTATTCAGTACGGTGCGCATAGACAAGAAGCAGGCAAGTCAGTAACTTTACTCGATAACACAACTACTACAACAACAGGTATTACTCTTGCTGACAGCAAATATACACACGGTGCTATTATAGATTATAGCATTGTACGTGGCACAACATACAGAACAGGAACATTAAGAATAGGTCACGGTACAAGTGTTGGTTATAGTGATGACTTCTCAGAAGACTCATCAACGGGTGTAACACTAACAGTTACATTTGCTACTAACACAAGTACCATTAACTATGCAACAACATCAACAGGCAGTAATGCCACAATGAAATACTCAATTAGATATCTTTATTAATGATTTGGCAGTACCAAAAGTCTTCGGAGCGCATCCGTGAATGGGCTGCCTTTAGACATCAAATAGAAAATAAACCTTTCGAGCAAGCACTTAAGGACACGTTAGAGTTGTGGTCTTATGCTCCTATTATTAGTAACTGGATGGATTACACTTCTACAAAGATGTGGCCAGACCCTTGGGAATTGTTAGAAGACTCTGGCTATGATGAACTTGCAAAGTGTCTTGGAATCCTATATACTTTGTATCTAAGCGGACATAATGAACATACATATAGTGTTGAGATAGGGCTTGAGAACGGAGAGTATCGCTATATAGTATCGATTGACGATGGAAAATATATACTTAATTACGAGTGGATGGAGATAGTAAATAAAAAACATGTTAGTCCTAATTTAAGAATTATGTGCCGTTACGCTACACAGGATTTACAACTAGAACAATATACATAATGAGGCATCAATGAGAGAAATTTTAGTAACAAAAAGAGAAGGACACACAGAGCCTTTAAACATAGAAAAAATGCACAAAGTTGTCATGTGGGCAACTGAGAATATAACAGGTGTTAGTGCAAGTGAAGTAGAAATAAAATCTAGTTTACAATTTTACGACGGAATAAAAACGGCAGACATTCAAGAAACACTTATTAAAAGTGCGGCAGATTTAATCTCAGAAGAGACACCTAACTATCAGTATGTTGCTGGTAGATTAATTAACTATCATATTAGAAAGCAAGTGTACAACGAGTACGATCCCTGGCATCTTTATAAGACAGTAAAGACGAATGTTGACAGAGGATATTACGATAGTGAACTATTAGAAAATTATACAGAAGAAGAATGGGATAAGTTAAACAGTTATGTAAAGCACGAACGTGACGAGAACTTCACTTACGTTGCTATGGAGCAATTTAGAGGCAAGTACCTTGTACAAAATCGTGTAACAAAGGAACTATATGAAACACCGCAAGTATGTTATATGCTTATTGCGGCAACATTATTTCAGAATTACGACAAGGCTACTAGACTACAGTGGGTACATGAATACTATGATGCTATTAGCAATCATTTAATTAGTTTACCTACTCCTGTTATGGCAGGTGTACGTACACCACAAAAACAGTTTAGTAGTTGTGTGCTAGTAGAAACTGATGACAGTTTAGACAGCATTAATGCAACAGCCGGTGCTATTGTAAAATATGTATCACAAAAAGCAGGCATCGGTATTGGCGCAGGACGTATCCGTGCTATTAACTCACCAGTGCGTAATGGTGATGCTTACCACACAGGTGTTATTCCTTTCTACAAATTATTTCAAAGTGCTGTAAAGTCATGTAGCCAAGGTGGTGTGCGTGGCGGAGCGGCAACATTATACTATCCTATTTGGCACTTGGAAGTAGAAGATTTATTAGTGTTAAAGAACAATAAAGGCACAGAGGATAACAGAGTACGTCACATGGATTATGGCGTCCAATTTAACAAATTAATGTACGAAAGACTTATCTCAGGGGGAGATATTACCCTGTTTTCGCCCCATGATGTACCGGAAATGTACGAAGCATTCTATGCTAACGCAGACAAGTTTAAAGAGCTATATGAACAAGCAGAGCGCAAAACAAGTATACGCAAAAAGAAGATCAAAGCAATTGACTTGTTTACTTCCTTTATGCAAGAGCGTAAAGACACAGGGCGTGTCTACTTAATGAATGTGGATCATGCAAACACGCATTCACCGTTCAAGCAAGATGTAGCACCAATTAAACAGAGTAACTTGTGTTGTGAGATCGACTTGCCTACAAAACCACTTAAAAGTTTTGAGGACCCAGACGGCAGGATTGCATTATGTACACTAAGTGCTATTAACTGGGGTGCTATTAAGTCGCCAGAAGATTTTGAGAAGCCTTGCAGACTAGCAGTACGTGGACTAGATGCATTATTAAGTTATCAGGGATATCCAGTAAAAGCGGCAGAAGAAGCAACTCGTGAGTACAGACCACTAGGTGTTGGAATTATTAACTTGGCATATTGGTTAGCAAAGAACGATACAAGTTACAGTGATCCTAAAGCACTGGAGTTAGTAGATCAATACGCAGAAGCCTGGAGTTACTACTTGATACGTTCGAGTATGGAACTTGCTAAGGAACAAGGACGGTGCGACGGATTTGAAGACTTAAAGTATGCAGATGGCATCCTTCCTATTGACACATACAAGCGTGACGTCGATGAGTTAGTAGAACCCAAGCAACGACAGTTTGACTGGAACTATCTACGTGAAGAAATTAAAGAGCACGGTATTAGGAATGCTACACTGATGGCGCTAATGCCCGCAGAAACAAGTGCGCAGATAAGTAATGCTACGAATGGCATTGAGCCTCCACGTAGTTATGTTAGTGTAAAACAAAGTAAAGACGGTGTCCTAAAACAAGTGGTACCAGAGTATCGTAGACTAAAAAATAAATACGAATTGTTATGGGATCAAAAGGATCCAAGTGGTTACTTAAAGATCATGGCAGTTCTGCAAAAGTATATCGACCAGGGTATTAGCGTTAATACCAGTTATAATCCACAGTGGTACGAAGATGAAAAGATACCAATGAGTGACATGTTAAAGCACCTTATGATGTTTTATAAGTATGGTGGCAAACAGTTGTACTATTTCAACACCTATGACGGTCAAGGTGAAATAGATGTGAATAAATTAGAGGAACTACAGCCAGGTGAACTTGATGACGAAGCCTGCGAAAGTTGTGTAATATAGGATAACTAAAATGAGCGTTTTTAACATACAGAAGAACAATAATCACCTTAAGGCATTGGCTTTTTTGGATCCAAAAGGTGGCAGTGGTATACAGCGATACGATACCGTAAAGTACAGACAGTTTGAAAAACTTACAGATAAACAGTTAGGCTTCTTTTGGAGACCAGAAGAAGTTGATGTTATGCGTGATTCCAAAGACTTTAAAGATCTAACTGCGCATGAGCAACACATCTTTACCAGTAACCTTAAAAGACAAATCCTATTGGACAGTGTACAAGGACGCTCACCTAATCTAGCATTTTTGCCTCTATGTACTATCCCTGAGTTAGAAACCTGGATAGAGACTTGGGCATTTAACGAAACTATTCACAGTCGTAGTTACACACATATTATTCGTAATGTGTATAGCGATCCTGCAAAAGTGTTTGATGAATTAATAGACATCAAAGAGATTGTAAACTGTGCAGAATCCATAACGGGATATTATGACGAGCTTATTAACTACAGTCAATTTTATAGCCTATTAGGCGAAGGCAACCACACAGTAAATGGAAAGTCATATAAAATTGACAAGTATGAACTTAAGAAGAAACTGTGGCTTGCTCTTAACAGTGTAAATGCACTGGAAGGAATTCGCTTTTACGTGTCGTTTGCATGTAGTTGGGCATTTGCTGAACTTAAAAAGATGGAAGGCAATGCTAAAATTATTAAGTTTATTGCCCGTGACGAAAACGTGCATTTGGCAAGTACACAGGCATTATTAAAGTTGCTACCTAACGATGACAAAGACTTTGCTAAGATTAAGAAAGAGTGTCAAGAAGATGTGAAAAACATTTTTATTAATGCTGTAGAACAAGAAACTGCTTGGGCAGAATACTTGTTTAAAGACGGATCAATGATTGGTCTTAACAAGCAACTGCTTACAGACTATGTTGAATGGTTAGCCAACAAGCGTATGACTGCTATTGGCGTAGAATCACCATACAAAGTAGGACAAAGTAATCCTCTACCTTGGACACAAAAGTGGATTGCAGGAGCAGAAGTACAAGTAGCACCGCAGGAAGTAGAACTTAGTAGTTATGTAATTGGTGGCACAAAACAAGACGTTGACGGAGATACCTTCAAGGGTATGACTTTGTGAAGGTAGTCAGAGCGTTATTTGTTGCTCACTATAGAATACCACATACTTGCTTAAGTTTACAGTTTGACCACTATATCCAGGGTATAGACGAAACATACATATTCACAAATTGTGAAAATACAGAAGACAATCCATTCTTAGATAGAGTTTTATCTAAGTATCTCGACACAAGCCAATATAAGTACGTGTTTGATGGAGAGATGGATAGTCTATATCCTTCAGTGCGTAACTGGTGGATTCCTGGTGACTACCGTAATAGTTGGTTGTACCAACAAGCTCTAAAATTAGCAAGTTTAGATTATATAGACGCAGACGTAATACTAATACAAGACCCAGATACATTTTGTATTAATCCTTACAACTTGTGGGAAGGTGACTTACTCAAGTACTTTATACTGCCCAACGAGACACATAGTCCTGCTTACTATCAAACACTGGTTAATGCACTAGGTATAGAAAGACAAGTACCACATAGTTTTGTTACAGAGTTTATGCCAGTCTACAAAGAGGATTGGCTAAGTCTTAAACATGCGCTAATAAAAAGAAATGGGTGTGACCCGTTCGATGCAATAATTAATAATGTTCCTGAAGATCCCAACAGTTTGCCTACACCAAATATTAAATGGTTTAGTGAGTACGAGTTATTAGGCAACTGGATTATGACGCAACGTGATGTTGCTCTTCAGGAACAAAAGCGTTATACTTATAAGCACATTAATAATATTGCAGATTGTTCGGCAGACGAGTATAACTGTATATGTGATGCCTGTCCTGACTTAGCGGACAGTATTGTATTCGATAATAACGAAGAAGTTATTACAAACTTTAACGAAGTATTTGAAAAGGTAAAAAAATTCTTATGATTACATTATACACAAAAGACCATTGTCCTTTTTGTACACAAGCAAAAACTTTATTGAACAATAACAGTATACCGTTTGAGGAAGTTAACATTGGTTTAGACCCCGGTGCTCGTGACTTTGTTGTAAATGAAGGACACAGAACAGTACCACAACTGTATGTAAAAGGACAACTACTTGTAGAAGGTGGATATCAAGGACTTGCAAACGCACCATTAGAAATTATTAAACAAAGAATCGAGGAACTAAATGCTACTGAATAAATCAATCTATGACAAAGGTGATATAGTTACCTTTATGTTAGTAACAGGACAAGAGTGTATTGCCAGAATAGTAGAATGTAAGGAAGAAGGCTTTGAAATAGAAAAACCACTTACGTTGGTACCAAGTGGGCAAGGCATGGCAATGATGCAATTGGGCATGACAGCGCAAATAAATACAGTAGTGCTAAAAAATCAGCATATTGTATTCCATGGTCCTACAGCCAAAGAAGCCGCTGATGGATATTTACAAGGCACTTCGGGAATACAGATAGCCAAAGGATCATAAAAATGCCAGCAACAAGTAGACAGTCAGATGTTAACTCACATGGCGGTACCATCGTTGGAGCAGTAGTTGGATCAGTAATTGTGGAGGGGCAACCCTGTGCTGTTATTGGGTCTACATTAACACCAGACAGTCTATGCCCGCCCGTCGGAGGCGCACATTGTGGCCCTGTTGTTGTCGCAGGCAGTGGGTCAGTAAATGCTGGTGGCATACCAGTAACTAGAATAGGCGATGCAAATAATTGCGGAGCAACCAATGTAACAGGTGCTGGTTCAGTAATTACAGGCGGATAGATGGCACAACCAAGCACATTAATAGCAGTGGAAGGATTACTAGCCAATGATGGTTTGGATAATGCCTTTGTTAACACATTGTTTTCAGCAATGTACAGTACTACAATAATATCCAAAGCTCAGACTGCAATTACCGATGCTGATGCTGTTGGTGTAGATATCAGTGACCTAGGCAACAACATTATGCCGGGACTAGTGGGTAATGTACCAAGCACATATGCAACAGTAACTCCCACAAGCATACTACGCACAGCATACTACAATCATGCTACGACTTTGTTTGCATCAGGGGACATCTCAGGTTTCGGCCAGTTCTTTGCTCAAGCATTCGGTTATGCCAGTCAGTGTTATGCAGTAACTAAAGACGTTACAAAGAAAAACACAACTAACTTGTCTGACTATGGGGCAAAGGTTACAAACCACAGTGATATTAGTTCAGGTGGATTAACTGGATTTTTAACTGTAAATTCACAGGAAAATTTAACAAAACTAGGCAATGACTTTATTGCTATGGGTACTGTGTTTGATTATGACGAACTAGAATTGTATGGTACCGCAAGAGGACTTGCGAAACAGTTAATTGAAGCGGAACTAGCATTAGCGAATCCAATTAAAGCCTGGATATCTAATCTTAACTTAGTTGATGACATAGACTATTACGATGAGCGATACGAAGACATATTCTACGAACTACTATCACAAATAACAATTGATTCATCGTTTTATCAGACTTTCCAGTATACTGTTAACGAAAAACTAGAAAACTTATCTGATGTGTTATTGCCTAAAAAGGCTCTAAGCAATACATCGAACCTAATTACTTTTAACAGTTTTACTGAGGTAGCTCAAGCACTAAACACGTTCACCTATCTTAGACTGAAAGACAATATTGCATTTGGTAATACAATTAAGCAATTAAGCACACCAGGAACACTATCTAACTTAGATACTGTTACAACGCCAGTACAATCTGCATCACTGGATACACTGGTAGCACAACTAGGAACAGGTACAGGCTTATACGGTCAACCAGATGTTAGGAACATACTAGGGCCTGTGTCAGGTTATCTACTTGAGTCAAGACTAACAGGTATAGTAACTGCACTTGCTGTGATAAGTGCCAGCTCTGATGGTCTTAATCTAATAGATGGCTACGAACGTATTACAAATGTGGCAACTGACGTGTATGGAACACCAGATGGATCTACCTTGTCAATTACAGTACCTAGCGGTATTGGTGCAGGGTCGTATGCAAGTTACCAGACAGCAATAGACGCCATAGAGACTGAACTTGACACCTACTACAATAATTTACGATCTTTCCTTGCTATCGGCAGTCTGGAACTAAGACAAGCATGCGAGACTGTGCATACAGACTACGATGCTATAGCAAAACAAGTATCTGAATCAAAGTCACTTATCTCAAAGGCTGGTATTGACACAGCAAATTTCTCCAGCAACAAAAATACAATTTTAGGTTTTGCAAATAACCTAGAATCATTTGGAGTGGACGCTAAGGACTTAGGAACCAGAGACATACTATTAGGTATGGTAGAAGAAAACCTAACAGGCGATGCTATAAAGTCAAGTCTAATTGCGGGACAAAATCAAACATTACTAAATTCTGCAGGTATCATACCACAAGCATTACAAGGTTGACAGCAGATCCGAGTAGCATTATAATACTGTATTAAACTATTAAAGGGAGCAAAAATGCGAATTTACGCTATGCTTTTGGTAGGTATTGCAGTTTTATGCAGTATATTAGTAATACAACTACAGAACATGGTAACTCCTGTTCAAGCCAACAACGAAATTTATAGGTACTTCGGTAAAAAGCAACTGACATGCTTGCATAACAACATTTATCACGAAGCTCGCAATCAACCTATAGTAGGGCAACTGGCTGTAATGTATGTAACACTTAATCGTGTTGATGATGACAGGTTTCCAGATACCATATGTGAAGTAGTAATGCAAGGTCCACATCGCCCTAGTTGGAAAAGCCTAACAAAATTAGTACCTATTAAACACCAGTGTCATTTTAGTTGGTATTGCGACGGTAAGTCTGATGAAGTAACTGACCAAGCGGCATACGATGCTATCAGACATATGGTGAGCGAAGTATTAATGGGTAGTGTTAAAATATTTGACATAACAGAAGGTGCTACACATTATCACGCAGATTATGTTAGTCCTAGTTGGGCAAACACTAAAACTAAGACAGTGGAAATAGAAGACCACATTTTTTATCGTTGGGAATTCTAGTACTTTAATTTAAAGACCATGATGTCTTTTTCGTCATCCAAGAATATAAGGTATTCTTGTTTATTTTCTGACCGCCAGGGAGTATGTTGCCAAGCCCAACGACCTGTAGCATTGTCAGCAAACCAGGTAAAACACTTGTATGCTTTTTGTTCACCAGATACTATGTTGCAAAAACGATAACCACCTTCGTTCGATTTAATTTTATGTTCTGTAAGTTTACCAGCTATCATAGTTTTAAGCATTGACAAGTTTTCCAAATGACTATATACTATTTACATAATACAAAGTTGAGAGGGAAAAATGACTTCAGTAATTAATAGACTAAAAAAACGCAATCCATACGCAAAAGAACTGCTGAACCGACAGGGACCATACAAGGCTAAAGTAGAGCGAGATCGTACCAAGTACACTAGAAAAACCAAACACAAAAACCAGGAAGCATGATGACATATCCAAAACAAACAGGACCACATTCGTGGACAATAGAAGTTAAGCAGGACGGCAAAACAAAAGAACTATACTTAGAGTTTCCTCCAGGTGCTCTTGACCAAGTAGGTTGGGACATAGGTGATGATCTAATTTGGGAAGAACTTGACGATAAGCAGTGGAGTCTAAGGAAGAAAGCAGATGACAGATAAAAAACTAGATGAAGATTGGGAAGATGAAGAAATCTTAGATTTAGACGAAGATCTCTTGCCTGGTTTAGAAGATATGCTGGCTAATATAGCGGCAGAAACGTATGATACTCATAAGAAGTTTTGGTATGCAGACAATATCACACAAGATCAAAGAAACCTCTATATGTACTTACCTAGAAGTAGGGAAGAGCACTAATAAATACATATTATGATTTTCGGATATTTTATACTATTTGTTGCACTTTCCATTAGTGGCATAGCCGCTTTTTACAGCATTATTGGACTTATTGCGATCTTTGCGGCAGCCGCAATGCCTGTTATTGTTATGGGCGGAGCATTAGAAATAGGTAAAATTGCAACCACTGTTTGGCTACATCAAAACTGGCAACGAATGCCAATGGCATTTAAAGTTTACCTAATACCAGCAGTTGCTATTCTTATGTTTGTTACCAGTATGGGTATTTTTGGTTTTTTATCAAAAGCACATATTGAGCAGACTGCATTAAGTGATGAGCAACGTGCAGAAGTAAGTCAGTTGGCAAGTAAAAATACTAGAAGTGAAGCAAAAATTGCTAGGTGGAACGCAGAGCTTGGCAGACTCAGTAAAGGTGAAGATCAGCGTGTAGATAATCTG